AGAAAAACAAGAACGAGCAGAACCACTGACCGGAGCAGTTCAGGAAGGCTTAAAAAACAAGGCAGACGAACACAACGAGAAAGTTGGGGATGACGCAAGGAAACGCACAAACGCCAGAACACTTGGGACAGTTTTTAGAAGAGGTGTTGGAGCCTACAAGACCAATCCAGCTTCTGTTCGTCCAAGTGTCAAAAGTCCTGAACAGTGGGCTTACGCCAGAGTCAATTCCTTCCTCTACGTTTTACGAAATCTCAAATTCAGAAGCGGCAAGCATGATACCGATTTGCTGCCAGAAAAGCACCCACTCAGCACAAAAGGCAGAATGGACCTAACAAGCATGACCGAGCGACACGTCATTGACGTTGAAGAAACGAACGACGAGTACATTGTGGCGTTTGCCAAGGCTCAAGAAGTCGCAGAAGAGCCGGAAGAGCGAGAAGTTGAAGAAGTCGAGACAAGAGACTTACCAGTTCAAACGCAATACCGCACCGGAAGCGTTCGGATGATGGACGAAGAACACGACCGTCGAGTGATGATGAGCATTTCGTCAACGAATCCGGTTGAACGTGAATTCGGCTATGAAGTTCTCGAACACAATGCCGGAAGCGTTGACATGGAATTCATGTCTTCAGGCAAAGCACCACTTCTGCTCGACCATGACGCAAGGCAACAAATTGGAGTGGTTGAACGTGCATACATGGACAAGGACAAACTCAGAGCGCAAGTCCGGTTCTCAAAGAGCGCACTTGCCGAAGAAGTTTACAGAGACGTAGTTGACGGAATCAGAGGCAACGTTTCAATCGGTTATCAGATTCAAGGCATGAACAAAGACGAGAACGGCTACAAGGACAAGCCTCTTTACAGAGTACATCAATTTAAGCCATTGGAAGTTTCAATGGTTTCCATACCTGCTGACTCTACTGTCGGAGTGGGCAGAGCACACAAGCCGGAAGCTTCCGGTGATGATAACAACTCAGCAATCAAAGGAGAACCTATGCAAGCTGAAGTAGTTAAAGAGCCGGAAGTTCAAGTACGGCAAGAAGACCAGTTGAAAGAATACCGCAACCAAGCTTCTCAGATTCTCGAACTTGGCAAGCGGCACAACGAATACGACTTGGCTTTCCGAGCATTGCAGGAAGAAAAGTCACTGGCTGAATTTCAAGCCATGCTTTTAGAGAAGAAGACTTCCAAGCCAATCGACTTCAGCGTTGATGCCTCACCAAAAGAAAAGCGCAACTACAGCTTGGTAAGAGCCATTCAAGCCGCAGATGCAAAGGATTGGAGCAAGGCTGGGTTTGAACTCGAAGTTTCTAAGGAACTGGCAAAGAAGCAAAGCCGACAACCAAAAGGCTTCTTTGTTCCTGACTTTGGCTGGCAGACCCGAACGGTATCAACCGCAGCCGGAGCAACTTTTGGCGCAGGCTCAAATATCGTTCCAGAGGACTACCGAGGTGATCGCTTTATCGACGCTTTGATTTCAACGTCCATTCTTGGGCAAGTAGGCGCAACCGTGCTGAACGGATTGCAAGGCAACGTGGCAATTCCAAAAATCAGCACCAGCACCGCAGCGGCTTTCATCGCGGAAGGCGGTTCAGTTGGAAACAACGAGCCTGACTTTGCTCAAGTCACTATGACCCCAAAGCTGCTGGCGAACAAGGTTGCCGTGACTCGCGAGTTGATGATTCAGAGCGACCCATCTGTCGAGCAGTTGATTCGCAACAACATGGTCCGAATTTTCGCGGCCAAAATTGACAACGTTGCTCTCAAAGGTGGCGGAAGTAATGAGCCAACCGGAATTCTAGGCACAAGCGGAATCGGTGACGTTTCTTCCGGTGGAACCTCTGGCAACGCCAATCTGACCTACGGAAACGTGGTCGATATTATGACCGAAGTTAGCCAAGACAACGCTCTGTTTGGCAACCTGCGATGGGTAACACATCCGGCAGTTGTAGGCAAACTAATGCAAACCTTGGTGGCTGCTTCTACAGACAGTCGAATGATTATGTCTGGGCCTGACAGCATGATGGGTTATCCGGTAGTGCAGACCACGCAAGCACCAAGTTCCTCGCCTTACTCGCTGATTTTCGGGAACTTTAGCGATCTGTACATTGGCTTCTTCTCAGCACTGGATGTGCTGGTTGATCCATACGGCAGCGCAGGAACAGCCACAACAAATTTATATTTTTATCAAGATATGGATATTGCGGTTGCTCATGCTGAAAGCTTCGCGGCAGCGCAGGATGTTACTGTTGCGTAAGTGTTCCAATTAGACGAGTTACAAGGTTGGGGCAAGTCTCGACCTTGTATCTTACTTTGTGGCGGACCTTCTGCGCCTTCAGACCTAGCGAAAGCCAAGGCGCGGATAGGTTCAAAAGATTACGACTTAGCCGGAGTTAATAATCACGGCTTACTTTTTCTTGGGGAACTTGCCTGGTGCTACGCGCATGACGTGAGGATGGTCAAACACCTTCAGGAATACGATTCACCAGCGATTGTGCACCACGATCCCAAGAACCTGAGAGACAAAGATATTCACGGTGGAATTGTCCCATTTATACGACTCAGCGGACCAGAAGCACTTTGGACAGCAGACTTTTTTGACTACTCAGAGATTCACATTTGTGGCGTCGATTTCTACACTGGGCCGCGCAGATACTGGCATCAGTGGGATTTAGACAAAAAGCCAACAAGAGTTCAGGAAGACCAGCAAGGTAAATGGATTGAGGCAAGAGACTTAATGCAGAATCCAGCAAGAGTTATTGTTTACAACGAAAGGCTTCAAAGGATATTCCAATGAAGATTCAGATTATCAGAGGCACGGTCGCAAACGGTGGACCTGTTCGAGTTGGACAAGTGATTAGCGTTGACCCAAAAGAGGCAAATCAACTGATTAACATGGGCAAGGCCGTTGTCTATGAAAACAGAGCCAAAGGCTTGGATGAGGCAGAAGCGCCACCAGTAACCACTCGAACCACAAAAACCGCACGAAAGCCTAAAGCCAAATGAGCGTTGAAACTGCTGCTGATCGAACAGCACTTTTGGCAGACTACGGCACAACCGTAACGAAGGCAGACGCAAGCACCTTCACAGGGATTTTTGACAATGACTTTCTTGCAGTCGATTTGGACGAGTCAGAAGTCGAAAGCACAGAACCAACACTGTTGGCAAGAACCGCTGACGTTTCCAGCCTAGCGCATGGCGACACTCTGACGATCAGCGCAGTCAACTACACGGTTCGAGGGATTCAGCCCGATGGCACAGGCATGACTCAGATTATGTTGAGCGTTTAAATGGCGCACAAGCGAGCGCAAATCAAAGCAAGAATCCAAACGGTTCTGACAGGACTAGCGACAACAGGAAGCAATGTCTTTCAGTCTCGCACCTATCCAATCGCAACGACTGATTTGCCTGGTCTGCTGATTTACGCGAATTCAGAAAGCATTGAACGCTTAGAGATTGGGATCCAGAACAGGCAACAACGAACACTTGATTTGTCCATTGAAGCCATTGCCAAAGGCAACAGCGCAGAAAGCACACTCGACACAATCACGGTTGAAGTCGAGGAAGCAATGGCAAACGATCAAACGCTGAACGGGTTAGCGATAGATTCACGAATCACCGATACGCAGATCCGGCAAGCATCTGCTGAAAGTGAGTTTTTCATAGCCACGCTACGGTATGAAGTGCTTTACCGTACAACTGAAAACGATGTCGAATAATAAGGAGACAAAATGGCAATTCCAGATCGTTACCTACGGTTAAGAAGCTCTCAACCGTACATCACAACCGAATCCACTGCCGGAAGCTATGTCGCAGTTTCTGCTTCTGACGGATTTACCACAACCGAACCTTTGGCGCTAAGTCAGACGTTTAACACAAGCGACATTTCCGAGGTTGGCACTCGCCTGCTTCAGAACAGAAGTTTTGTAAATTATGCCGAGCGAGCGACTTTTGACATTCCTTTTCTGGTCAAACCTTCTGGAACAGCCGGAACTGCACCAGCAGAAGATACTTTGCTGCAAAAGGTTTTCGGCACACTGACCACTTCTTCAGGCGTTTCAAATACTTACAGCTTCAGCCGAGTTAGCGACACCTTCCAAGTGGCGCAAATCGTAGACACCTACAAACTCTATGTGGCGAATGGAACCGTTGTCGAAGGTTTCTCTGTAGACATTACGCGAGACGGTGTTTTCACAATGTCCGCAAACTGCCGAGCAAGCCGAATTCGGTACTCTGGACCTGTCAACGCGACAGGAACAGACGTCTCTGTTACCGATTCCTCGCCTGCCACCGTTACCTTAGATCCTGCCTCAAACGCAGTCGCTGCCGATTATTTCTTCGCTGGGCAATTGGTTGACATTTACGATTCAAGCGATTCACAGGTAAACACTGGCGGAGCGGCAACGATTAGTTCGCCAAGCACAACAGCCGCAACGGTTGGAGTGCAAGCCGCTTCTGGTGACTCTTTCACAGTCAGCGCGACTGACTACCTAGTACCGCACTTGCCAGCCGCTACGCTTTCGACTTATGAGCCAATCGCCACTTCAGCCGCTCAAGTGTACTTAGCCGCTCAGAACACCGTAGCTGCAAGCTTGATTGATTCAGCTAACGAGTTCTTGGCAACTGGCTTCTCAATGAGTGTTTCTAAGAATCTGGGCGACCCAGGCTTGGCAGAGATGACCGGAGACAAGTATCCAGCCGCTGCTTATGTCAGCAATGACATCACCGTCACTGGAAGCTTTGATTTCGTAATGCGACCAGCACAAGCCTATCGATTCGAGCAGTTTGCCCGATTGGAGCAAATCGCAATTGGCGTTCAGGTTGGCGACACCGCAGGTTCAATTGTTCAAATAATTATTCCTTCTGCTCGCGTTTCCATTTCAGGGACAGAGCAGGATGGAGCCGCAGCCGCTTCTGTTGACTTTGCTCTCACGCAAGGCTCTTCTGCAACAGACGCAGCCGCTTTCTCTCTAATCTATAAATAATTTATTTATGCCATCTATTTTTGATGTCCAGCGAGCAAACGAAGTCACGATTGATTTCAATGACAGCGAACTGGACCTAGAAGCAACCTTCAATTGTGTTTTGCCTCACCAAAAGCTTTTGACTGAGGCATTGAACGCAGCAACCAAGACGCAAAAAGGCAAGCAAACGATTGATTCTCTTATGTTTGCTCGGAAGCTTTTTGTGCCTTGCGTGACCTCCTGGTCATTCGATGAAGATTGTAGTGTTGAGAACAAAAGCCTGTTTGTTGGAGAAGACGCAGCACTCAATAAAATGGCTACTCACGTCAGTTTGAAACTGATGCGTTTAGCTCAGGCGAAAGTCGATGACGAAGAGGGAAATTAAAAAGTTACCTAGATTTAGTCTTAGAACGAGCGGCTTATCTAGGTGACTCAGCCGAGCATGGCATTCAGGAAGGCGACCGATACCAAGCGGTTTGGTGCTGCAAGTCTGCTGAAAATGTCTGGCAAGATGACGAAGAGCCGCCTTGTCAGGTATGTCCAAACAATCTGACGCTGACTGAGAGAAACCTAGCAGCGGTTCAAGCGTTCAGAGACTTGGACACAACCGGACGAGACTTGGGTTTTGACATTGGTTTTCTGCGAGAAGAGGCCATTGACGCTTATCTGAGAAGAGCAGAAATAAATACCGTTGAAGTCTATACAGCTTTAGTGACAATCGACCGAGAAGTCACTAGCCACAGAAAGAAAGAGAACGAGCGCAAACGGGACTTGCAAAAGAAGAAGTCTAGCACCGCTCGATCTACCCCACGACCACGAAGAAAGCGATAATGGCAAACGCAGCCTCTACCATTGAAATTGAATTAGAGATTCGTGACGCCATTAACCGTTTGGGCAGGTTGGAGAGAGAACTTACCAAATCGTCGCAGTCATTCGACAGAGCGGCACAAGCCACCAGAAAATTTGAAGGCGCAATAAATAAAGCCAAGGCCGGATTG